GAGGTAAAAGCTGCATTGGCAACAGATCCAGTTACGGGAGATGTTACTCGGCACTTTAATGAATCCACAAAGGCTTGGGAAAGTAAACCTGAAGCGGCACCTAACAAGAAAAAAGCTAAAAAATAAATAGCAAATCATCTCTGGATACATAAATAATTAATGTGCCATTGATCTCGCCAGGGTATCTATATATTATTACTAATAAGTCATGGCCCGGTTGGTTGAAAGTAGGTACAACTCGTAATTTAAAAACTCGCGTACAAACATATCAAACGAGTTCTCCCTTTAGAGACTATGAAATTATATATTCTATAAAGCATCCAGCATATATTCAAGCTGAGCAGAATATAAAGAGGCAAATGGCGTATTTTGCTAAGCAAATAAAGAATGAATGGTATGAAGTTGACTTACAGGTAGCCAAGGTTAGACTATTAGAGCAGTTAGATAATTATTTTTATGGAGAATGTGATAAAGAAGAGGAATATCATCCAATTCCTTACGCCATGCCTGTATAAATAATTAAATGCCGGTAAAGCTTGACAGGTGTGTTAAAAAGGTTCAGAAGCAAGGACAAGATAAATCTTCTGCTTATGCTATTTGTTCTAAGAGCACTGGTTATAAGGTAGGTAAAGGAAGCACTAAGAAAAAAAAGAAGTGGGTTAAACGAAAAGAATCGTTTAAACAGTTTTTTGAACAAACGAACTATTACAATGATACTCTTCATCCTAAGTTTTGGACTGATGATAATTTTAACGAAGAAGTATTAAATTCTATAATTGAAATCGTAGATGAGTTTATAAAAGACGATGATCATATCACTCCTGAGATGATTGAAGATATTCAACTAACAGGTTCACTAGCTAATTTTAATTATTCCGATCACTCTGATCTTGATATACATATATTATTAGATTTTGCTAATATAAATAAGGATGAGACTATAGTAAAGAGAGCGTTGGATGGTAAAAGATTTATATGGAACTTAAGACACAATATCGAATTTAATAATCATGAAGTGGAATTATATTTTCAAGATATTCATGAACCTCATGTGGCTTCCGGTCTATTTAGTGTACAAGATAATAGATGGATTAAAAAGCCTGTTCATGACCCGCCGGAGATAGATCAACGCGACGTTGAAAAGAAGGCTGAACAGTTCCGTGCAGAAGTAGAATTGATGAAGGAAGCTTTAAATGAGGTTGATGATAAAGAAGACCTTGCGTTAATTAATAAACGCGCTAAGAAATTAAAAGATAAGTTAATGAGAATGCGTAAAGAAGGTCTTGCAGGTAAAGGTGAATATTCTGTAGAGAATTTAGCTTTTAAAAATTTACGTAATGATGATACAATAGCTGAATTAAATGGCTTGATTATTAAATCATATGACCTTATGTTTGGTGAAGAAGCTGTTATGGAGAAGAAAAAGAAAAAGAAGAAAAAGAAAAAGNAAAAGGGATTACAAGCGTGGTTATTAAGTTTAGTACATGCATTGTTTTCAACCGACCCGTCACATAGTCCTAAACCACAAAGATATCCATCCGGAATATGAAACCATTTAAACAATTTTTTGAAGATAAAAAACCTGGAGATAAAGAACCAAGTGATGTTAGTATTGTTGCGCAGGAGCCTGGCGAGGCNGATGAGACATTAGGGTATACTACTGATACAGGAAAAGAGAAAATAGCTAATCTTATAAGTAGAGTAGGTCAGAATGCAGATAAGTTGATTGATGATTTAGTAGCTAAGTCAGCTTTTAGTCATCCACATTATAAAAAATTATTCAAAGCAGAACTAACTGAGCATGTATATAATGTAGATTGGGATGCATTTGCTGAACATGTAAAGAATAGAGAACAAGCTACTCAATTGCAAAGTAGTGAATATTTTGGCGGTGAACATGGTGATTTTAATATGTATGACAAATTTGCACCTATATTTGGAAAATTTATTCGAAATGAAGAATTACTTCCGCAGTTTTTTGAAGAAGTATTTACGATTAATCCATCGATTGAAGGTACCTCTGTTGGTGATGGAGAGTTTTTATTAGGTATTATAGGTAATGGTTTTAAGGGAGATAAAGGTGATGTTGATGTAGCAGGACATAAATTACCTAATGGGCGATTGGAGATTGGTACGGAGTTAACTTTAGAAGTTGGTACACAGAATAAGATTATAGGCACAGCTACACGGAAGAAAAAAGGTGATAAAGGAGTTCCTAATCTCGCTAGAAACATTGTAGATGCCTGTCTTGTTCCATGGGGACCAGACAGAGATATTAATATTGGTTATGACAGAGGTGACATGTATCAGACGGCTGAGCAAAAATGGAAGTACATTGGAAGTATGTTACAGCAATATAAAGTTTTAAAAGACGCTAAGAATCTTAATTTTGTGACAGGAGAGATGCAAAAATTCTCTGGTGATACAGAAGAGACTGGTGCGGTTGATCCAGATGAGTTTGGAGATAAAGACGCTAGCGGTCAGGCTGTCAAAAAGACTGATGATTATGGCCGAGGTGGTATTGATGTTACGAAGCCTGCTGGGCAAGGATTTAAGACACCGACCCAGTTCGTTGGTGATATGGGTGAGCAACCATTAACTAGAGTTATAGGAGCTGTTGTACTGTATGATTATATTACAGAGCATAACGATGATGTTATTGCTTCAATTAACTATGGAACTGCAGAACAAGATACTGGAAGAGGATGGAGACAATATGATGTAAGATGGGCAAATATTAAAAGACTTCGTCTAGAGGGAACTGTTAATTTAATGAAAGCAGGATTTTTTAATTTTAATCTTCTACCAGATGCAACAAGATTTACATTAGGTAATCATAGCTTGAATCTAGGTATTGAATCATTTTCATTTAAATCAATTTTTAAGCAAACTTTATTATAATGGCTGTATTAGGATTATATGACACAACAATAATGGGCTACCGGGTAAAGATTATGCCTTATGTTATTGGTATCTTTGATGATGATAATATGATTGAAGGAGAACAGGTTCCTAATAAGATTGTACACTATTTAATCGAAGAAGGTTTCTGTGATACCTGGCTAACGGACAACATTGGAATCAGAGTAAATATATATAGACAAGGAAAATGCTAACTTATAAAAAATATTTTCCACTATATGAGTCAGCCGGCCCAAATAAACATTTGACTCATCTAGAGGAGCTCATTCTTACTGACCAAAAANNCGGAGCAGTAAGAGCTATTAATTATCTTGAAGCACTTACAGAGATATTAGATAGTAATACTCCACGTTCTGTTAATGCAACAGTAAAGTATGATGGAGCACCAGCAGTAATACTAGGAGCGGATCCTGACGGTAGATTTTTTGTTGGTAGTAAATCTGTCTTTAATAAAATACCTAAAATTAATTATTCAGTTAATGATATTAAAAGAAATCATGCAGAAGCTCCTGGGTTAGTTGATAAGTTGGTTCAAACATTTAGACATTTTAAGAATTTAAGATTTGATTCTGCATATCAAGGAGATTTTTTATTTGATAATGAGATAAAAGGAGTTAGCGACATCGACGGTGTACAACATGTAACATTTAAACCTAATACTATAGTATATGCCGTGCCCGTCGATAGTGAAGAGGGTCAAAAAATATTAAGCTCCCAAATCGGTGTTGTATTTCATACAGAATATGATGTTACGTTAGATGGAGAAGGTTATGTTAGATTTTCGACTAAAAAATTTGGAGTTGATGTTACGAATTTGAATCCTGGTCCAAGAGTGTATGTTAAGGATGCTTATTTTGAAAATGACGCAGGTTATATTACTTTAACAGACGGAGAAACTAAAAGTGTAAATTTTTTAATACAGGCCGCCAGACAAAGTTTATCAGAGATAGATTTTAATAAAGTCACTGAAAAATTATTATCTAATTTAAACACATATATTAATACTGAAATAAGAATTGGTGACTTTTTGAGCGATACTGGAGCTTCTTTTGAGCGGTTCGTACAGTGGTTTACAGGTAGAATAGACAAACAAATAGAAAAACTTAAAAGCGATACAGGTAAAGCAAAAGCGGCCCGAAACCGAGAACAATTATTATCTTTAATACAAGATGCGCATTTGGATATTTATGCTGTATTTGAATTTCAAAAAGCAATAAAACAATGTAAAGATATTTTTATACAAAAGTATAATAATATGATGCGCGAAGTTAATATGCAAAATTATTTATTTGATCCTAGCGGTAATTTGGTAGTAACGGATCCAGAAGGATATGTCGCTATTGATGCAACTGGAAATGCTGTTAAGTTTGTAGATCGTTTAGAGTTTAGTAGAGCCAATTTTGCTATTGATAAAGATAGTAAGTTCAAAAAGACAGAGGGAGTTGAAGAACAAGATGAAGAACCAGGAAGAACTCCTAAGCGAGACCGACGATGGACGAGCAAATCCAAATCACGTCCATATCAGTTCAAAAGAACTCTGAAGAAGAAGCAAGATAGGGCTTATTGGAATAAAGCTCAATCAGATAATAAAAAAATTAAAATAGATCCTAACTGGCCTGACCAACCGAGCTATTAGTGGTTTCCTAAATTATTTTTGTAAATAATTTAGCGAGAATGACTATAGTATTCAACCTTTTCGATAATATTTACAGCGCCGAGTTTTTAAAATCATGGATAACATTAACCACATATTTAAATCAAACTGGTATACGCTATCATATTTCTCACAATGTCAGTTGTAATGCTTTTTATGCAAAGCAAATGTGTTTAGGTGGTAATGTATTGTCTGGTCCTAAACAAATACCATATCAACAAACTATTAAGTATGATACATTAGTTTTTTTGAGTAATAAAATNGTTTTTACACCTTCACAATTTATTAAATTATATAAGAAATCTTCTAGTTATAAATTTATATGTGGAAAAGTAGATGGTAGGTATAAAGCTCTTACAGAAGATGATGATTTTATTAAGGCTGATTATTTAGATTTTGATTTTGTTTTCATACAACAAGGAGTCTTTGAGAAATTAGAATACCCGTGGTTCCGTCCACATGTAAGTACAACAGAGTCTGAACAACAGTTTGTTGATATTGATATTTGTCGTCGTATAAAAAAACAAAATATAGATTTATTAATAGATAAAACAATTGATTTACGAGGAGGTAATTTTAATTTTATAAAGATAAATGAATAAGACTATAATTATATGTTGCCCCGGTGATTGTTTCTCTGGAAAATTTATTAAATGTTTAACTCANTTAATAAAACATTTAAGTAATATAGGATTTAAAGTATATTTTTGTAGTGCTTATTCACGTAATATATATGAAGTGCGCAATAAGTGTATGTTAGGTTCTCCAATTAAAGGCGCCAATCAACGACCATTTAACGGTAGAAAATATGATTATATTTTATGGATTGATAATGATATGGCATTTACTACTACGGATTTTGATTTATTATATAAAGAGGACGTCGATGTAATCTCAGGACTATATATTATGGCGAATGATAAAGATTTTGCTGCGGTAGAATATTGGGATGAAGATCATTTTCAAAAACATGGATCATTTCAATTTTTAGCTAAGGAGAATGTACGTACAAGATATATGCCATTTAAAGTAGAGTATGTCGGTTTTGGTTTTATTTTATTTAAACGAGGAATATTTGAACAATTACAATATCCGTGGTTTGAACCTACATACTTACAAATTAAAACATCAAAAGATTATTCTATGGAAGATGTAACATTGTGTCTTAAATTAAAAGAAAAAGAGATTGATATATACGTGCATCCAAATGTTATTTTAGGTCATGAAAAAACAGTTGAGTTACGAATATGATATAATGATATTTGATACAAGCGAAACTCCGGAAGAATTTTGGTATGCTAATCTCCAAAAATATCAACAAAGAGAATCAGATGATACCTTCCCGCAAAATTTAGTTGTAACATCTCTCGTAAAGGTTCGTCATAAAGATGTGGCGTTGTTTAAAGGACACTTAAAAGACGGTGATCAATTATTAATTATATATCCTACTTTAGGAGGAGTCATTAAAAATTTTATAGGGATTGCAATAGCTGATTGTGAATATTCATTAGATAATAATGTTGAAATATATGAACTAGCACGTCAAAAACCTATGACTGATGATTATATATTTGATTTATTAGTTAAGAGTCACGGGTGGGTCATTAAAGACTATGGTGATTTATCCGGGTATTAATAGACAGTATACGCATCTAAAATTTTTTTGCAAAATCATCGTGAATACTCCTTAAAGGGATTTATAAATATTACTCGCTTCGAAATCTTTGATAAATGTACGGATACTGAATCTAGACTTATTCAAATTTTTAAGGTACGCATAAGTATCTTTTATTAATTTTTTGTCATTAATTTTTTTATTAGCTGATTCTAGAGTGTTATAATAAAACGGATAATCATCACCTAGATATTCTACAACTGCCGGGTGACAGTTAACTAACAAAGGTATATTTCTTGAAAGACAATCTGTTACACCATTATTAGCACTTGTATCTATTAAGTTAAGAAAGCCCACTGTACTAGTCATATACTTGTCAAACTCTTTATTTTCTAAATGCTTATGTACAATGATATTGCCTTTTACTTTTTCTCCGGTAAAGGTAGTTTTAAGGTTAAAGGTCTCTAGTTGCTTTTGATATGTTTGATGTGCGTATGGTAATCTTCCTAGTAATACATTTTTAGTCATATGTGTATCTAGTAGCCAAAAGGGTTCAAAATTTCTCAACCAGTAACCTATGCAAGTTATTTGAGGGTCTTTTAGATACTCATCTATTTTAAATTCTTCAACATTGAGAGGCGTAGGATGTATAAGAGTTTCTATGGGGATATGATCAAATCCATATTGCATAAATAAATGTCTCATAGACTCTTCTAAATCGCTTGACAGAGTATACATTCCTTTACAGTTTTTAAGTGCTAATAAAAACGGTAATCGAGCACACATATTAACTGGAGATTGTTTAATATCAAATGGTTTAGGTATTATCATAGGATTATGAATAACTCCTATCCAATCTCGTTTATGGTGTGGTAATACTAAAGCTTTATTATTGTTAAATGTGTAGTCCCAATCAAAAGTCCGCTCAACAAATTCATCCATAATTATATCAGCTTTTGGATCGTGAAATTTATTTATAAGACTCTTTGTGACCCAATTCCATCCGGCGCGGTGTATTTCTTCTTTAAACGTTTTCTCGCGTATGAAATTTAATTTTGTCATGTTGCATTATAGTATATTCATAATAAACTTATTTAGTGATCCATTCCGACTTACTCAACTCATTGAACGATGATGAAAAGGTAATCGTATTAGCTTGTATACAACATGCAACTAAAAAAGATTACAAGTATGAAGACTTACAATATATACGTAAATTATTTTTTAAGCAGGTCTTAGAGAAATATTATAAAATTGTTAAGCCAAATCAAAAAAAACAATACAAGCAAATGGTGGATAAAATAAATCCACTACTTAAATCATTGTAGATGCGGCTAAAATTTTTTTCAATTCTGGCGGTGATATTCTTTATTGGCTGTTCTACGACACCGATAAATTATGATAAGCCTGTTAAGGTTGATGATTATAAGTATTTTGTTAGATTAAAAGAAAAACAAGATGATCCAATCTCAAAAAAGACTACTGGTCAAAAAATTAAAGAGGCATTTACTAAAAAACCAACAGCTAAAACAAACCAAGTTGAAATTAAGAAGAATAGTCCTTTTAACCGTAACCCTCTTAAGCGTAGAATAAGAAAAATAAATACTAACTCGGTTTCGAATAAACCTGGGAAATTAATGTCTATGAATCCGAGCCCAGATCCCGAACCACCACAAGATGTCGTTAAAACTGTAATGCTGTATCTCATATATATACAGGCATTAATTATTGCAATTTTTGCTTATACTATTTTCAGGAAACAAAAAAAAGCAAAAAAAGTAGTAACTAAAACTGGTGAGTTGAATTTATAGCCTAAATATATTAATAACAATAATATATGACTTATCAAGACTTGTTAGAAAGGCTTCGTGACATTCCAGAGGAATATTTAGATCAAGATGTAGAGGTAACTGGAGATTGTGTAGTCGAGGATTATTATGAAGTTGATCTTAAATTTGATGATGATGATTATACTCTTCAATTTATTTTAACTTAATATTTGCCTTCTCTTTTTAGATAACTATAATGATGAGATGGAGCTTAAGATAGCACCGGATCAGATTATTCAATTTGTTAATTTTATTAATGAATGCTGTTGTGTTATGGAAGATGAACAAGTTGGAGATTGGATATGTCTGCCTCATGGTTTCTTAAATAATTTAACACCGTTTGAGGAGTTTAATCAAAACGGTACTGAAAAGCTATATAGACTCCTTTATTTTATAGATAAAGATGAAGCAGATTTAATAGATTAATATGAAAGCAACACTTAAGTTTAATTTACCAGAAGAACAGTATCAATTTAATAGTGCTGTTAACGGATGCCAGTGGCATGATTTAGTTTCTGATCTTGACGAGAAACTTCGACAGGAAATAAAACATCAAAAAGTTGATACCATTACACCTGTTGCGGGAGTCGAACCTCAAGTATTAGAAAATTGTTATATAGAGGCTTTGCAGTATGTAAGAGATTACTGTTTAGAGGAGATAAAAGATAGGAGTTTAATGCTTCATGAATAAAAAAGATAAATGCGTTTCATGTAAAAAGGACACTCAGTATGATGAATTTGAACATATAGATTTTCGATATTTTTATATCGAAGGAGTTGGACAGCTTTGCACGGAATGTTACAATAAGCTATATGAGAAAAAAGAAAAAGACTAAAGACTATGATATTCTTCCAGAAGAGGTTGAAGAAGATTACATGGTGTGGTTTTGGTAGTTGATTTATT